CGTGCATGGGGTGCACGGGGTCGGAGGTTCGAATCCTCTCGCCCCGACCAATAGAATCAAGCATTTAGATGCTCTGCTGTACAGATAGACAGTACTGTATATTAGACGGTGTCTAATAAAAAAAGGGTGGGTACGCAAGTACCTGCCCCTTTTTTTTGCCCCAAGATATTCACCACGGCAAGGTCGCGGCGATCTCCGAAACGTCTGCTACCGCCTCCTTGATATAGATGTCGGTCGTCTTGCCCGAGGTGTGCGCAAGGCGCGTCTGGATGTCTTTGCGATCCTCGCCGGCCTTCGCCGCGTCGGTGGCGCCGAGGGCGCGGATATCCTTGAACGTCACGTCGTCCGTAATTTTTGACCGGGCCTTTGCGCGCCGCCACATCGACGATAGTCCGGATTTTGAATAGGCCCCGCCATCCTGGGTCGGGAACAGGTAGGGACTGATCACCTCATACTCGCGCTTGATCGCGCGCGCGCGATCGATGACGGCAGCGATCTGCGGTGTGATCGCGATGTCGACCATCTTCCCGCTGGTCTTTTCGGTCTTGCTCGGTTTGATGCGTATGTGCGTATCGCGCAGCGGGCCGTCCACTTGGTTCTTGATGATCTGCGCTTCTTTGAGCGTTCGGATGTCGATCGCGCGCGCCCATAACAGGTAGGACATGTCGATGATGCACGCGAACATCGGCCCGCTCGCCGTCTTGTACACGCCGCCCGTGTCGCCTCGCGGCGTGCTCTCCATGCCAGCGGAGCGGATTGCCGCAATCTGCTCATGGGTCGCCAGCTTTGTCCGGCGTTGCGTCTTGTAGGCGCCGAGGTCGAGCTGGTCGATCGGGTTGTCCTGGCGCAGGCCGAGCTCTCCAATAATGAAGCGGAACAGCTTGCCCAAAAGCGCGGCGACCTTACGCGCGGTGTTCGCCTTGCCCTTGTACTTCGCGCGCAGGAAGTCGGCGCAGTCCTTTGTCGTCACCTGGGCGGCATGAAAATCTTCGAACACGCCGGCGATGATGTCCAGGTACGCCTCGTAATGCTCCCTGGTGTCGTCCGTGTATTCGCCTAGCTTGTTCGCCTTGAACTCCGCGCACGCTGCCGGCATCGATCCGCTGATCAGGCGCTTGTCGTCGAGTAACTTGCCGAGCGCGGTGTACAGCGCTGCGTCGCCGTCGTCGACGCGGCACAGGAACAGCCAGGATTTCTTTTCCTTCGATGCCGGTTCGCGCGGATCCAGCATCGGCTCGCGCGGCACGAAGTAATAGGCGCCGTGCTTCGGATAGACCCGTTTTGGAAGGCCGGCGCCGGTTTTTCTTTTACGTGGCATGCGATTACAGTTTCAGTTGTGGGCGAGCGGCCGGGGGCTTCGTGGCCGGCGCGGCCAGGTGTGCCCGGAGCACGCAAACCGTATTATCGTGGCGCCGCTCCGCCGGGATGCCGAGCCGCGCCAGCGCGCGCAGCTGTTCGGCGGTCCGGCGGTAATGCGTGATGTTGTAGATTTCCTCGGCCGAGAGGGTAGGGGCGTCTGCGGTTTTCAACATCGGGTTCTCCTATTCCAATCCTGCATCCAGATACTGCCGGCGCTCGCGCGGCGGGCGCGCCTCGCCGACGCCCGGGCGGATGACGCCTTGATTGCCCGGAACCGACTTCACCAGCGCGCGCCGGTCGAAGCCGTCGCGCCGCTCCGGCAGCAGCCGGCCGGGGCCGCGGTTGCGCAAGCGGCGGTCGGCGCCGCGCTCAACTCGATCAGGCATTGCTCTCTCCTTGGGGCTGCGCCCCGGACTGTGTGGGGGATGGGGCGGCCTTTCGCGCCGCATCCCATTCCGTCACAAGCGCGCTCGCCCGATCTCGCCATTCCTGCGGCACGTTGTCCACCTGCTTCAGGTTGTAGAAGACGTTGGCCATCCTGCACGCCACCAGGTAGGCCGGATGATCGCGCCAGGCCGGCACCTCTGCTCGAACTACAGGCTGTGCGCCGGCCGCCAGGATCTTGCGCGCCGCGTTGATCCCTCGCCACATCGCAGCTCGGTTATCGGTCGCACGCTGGATGACGGATGCGTGCGGGTTATCGGGCACCGGGTACTCGGCATCGACTGCGGCGTTGAGCGCTTCGGCGTCGGCGCCCCCGCTCTTGGCCGCGAGCTGGGCGCGGAGGTCGGCTATCTCTTCCAGCATCGCAAATCGCATCACACCTTCCGGGACGCCCTCCTTTTTGCCTATCCGTTCATGCCACGGCTTCGGCAGATCCGGCACTGCGCCTATTGCGTGCGGCCGAGCAAGGTTCCAGCCTTGCAGCGCGAGCCACAGCATGGACTCCGGAACGAGCTGCAGTTCGCCGCCTGCGCGCGCATCGGCAGCCATCATCGCTTCCATTTCTGCGTCGATGTCGCGCTCTTTGTTGCCACGGGTATCGCTCATTTCGTCTCTCCATCGGCTGGCGCGCCCATGGCTGCGCGGTCGGCCTTGGCAGCGGCCTCGCTGTCGTCAATGATTTGGTTCAGCACTGCGGAGATTCCGCCGCATGTACGGTATTGAATACCGTTGTGGATCAATGACTCTACGAACTGGAACTTGAGCCGCTTCACTTTTTCGATGTCGTAGCTGGAGATGACCGGGGCCAGCGCTTCAATGCCCACATCCTTGGCATCTGCGGCCTGCTGGGGCGCATCAGCAGCTACGCGTGGCCCGACTGCTTTCATGGCGGCATTCCACAGGCGGACAGCGTGCCATTCGGGGTCATGGAAATGGACATCGCCGGTGTAGTTCGCCTTGACGTAGCTGACAAAGGCTTGCGGCGGGGTGATGTCGTAGGACCACATAATGCCAGCGCTCAGAGCATGATCGATAGCCGCAATCGCCCCTGGCAAGTCCTTCGGCTGGCTGCCATCGATAAGCCGGCGGACGGCGCGCAATGCATGTCCCTGATCGATCGGCTCGGCCTGCGCACCGATCCCCGACGATGCGGCGGGCTGGGTGGCGAGTGCCGCGCGGTAGCCGAGTTGCCAGCCTCCGACGAAGCACGGGCGTGAGGCCAGGGCAGGCATGCCCGGAACGGTGGACGCGGTGAGGCGATACCGCTCCCAAGCGACCAGCGCAGCAACATCCTGCTTCGTGTAGCCGAATACCTCGGCGGTGGCTTCCGCAAATTCGCGCTCGTAATTTGTGGGCGCCACAGTGGGCGCGCTCGGAAGGCTTGTGGCGGCGGGCTGGGTGCTAGAACGGCGATTCCACCACTCCATACTGTTCGCAGTCGCGCCGCAGGTCTCGCACTCGGGGCCGCGCGTAACTGCATCGCCAAACCAGCCTTCCGGGTCACATTTACCGCCACAGAATGGGCACGGTAGCGCCCGCTCATCGGCTTGGCCGATCTGCGCCGCCGGGGTGGCGGGAACGGCTGCGCACGGCCCCTCATGACCAGCAGCGCGAGTGCAGGCCCAGCCGGCTGGCGGGACGGCGCAGACGCCCGCGCCTTCGGCCTGTTCCAGCGCCGCATCGATGTCGTCGGCCAGCTCAACCAGCGTGCTGTGGTACTCGCGGCCCGCCTCGCCGAATTCGAACGCCAGTGCACCAGTGCCCGGCTCGGTGTCGGCGTGATCCTGCAGGTACTGCTCGGCACGCTGCCGGATGAAGTTGACGGCGAACGTGTTGCTGTCGATCTGCGCCGGGGTAGCTTGGTCGGGCGCGCGGCGGGCAAGGGCATCGTGCACGTCCTTGACCAGGTAGTAACCCTGGCCCTCGATCGGCTCGACGTTCATGCTGCCGATGCCGTTCGGGCGGTAGCGGGTCAGGCGGTCCAGATCCAGGGTGCCGGGCGCGCCGGCGAGTTGTGCGGTGGTGGTCATGGTTCAATCCTCGATATCGTTCATTGGCACCCACATGGATTCGCGGGTAGTTCCGGTGTAGCCGCACTCTCGGCAGCCATGCCCGGCGTCATCTGGCCCTTCGCTGCAACCGCTGCACGTCTGGCTCCAACTCGCCGCCTCGCAAACGTCGCCTTCGATAATCGCGTAGTTCCGGCGACGATCCAGGCGCTTGCGGGCGATGGCCTCCGCTGCCTCATAGGTGGTCGGGCGGTCGTCGTAGTGGATGAAGCCGCGCTCGTCGATGTGATGGCCGTGCCGCTCGATCACGCTACGCATCGCCCACCCCATCTTGAGCATCGACAGCAGCGATGGAGGCGGCTGGCTTCATGAATACGAGCCAGTGCGTCATGCCGCTGCGTCCAGAAACTTGCCCGAACAAGGGCTTATGCGGCGTCAGTGCGAGCACTTCGGCGAGCTTGACTTGCACCTCATTCCACTTGAAGACGAGGACCCCTTCAGGCTCCAGCACGCGGAAGCATTCAGTGAAGCCGGCGCGCAGGTCGGTGCGCCAGTTGTCGGATAACTTTCCGTATTTCGCTGCCAGCCAGCTTTTGGGGCCAGCGCGCTCCAAGTGCGGCGGATCGAACGCCACGAGCCGGAAGGTGTTGTCGTCGAACGGCATCGCACGGAAGTCCATCACCTGGTCCGGCTTGATGTGCAGGGTGCGCGTGCCGTCCTCACGGTGCGTTCGATCGGTGACGACCAGGGTCTCTTGGCGAATGTCGCCGAAAAGGACCATCTGGTTACCCTTGTCGAACCACATCATGCGGCTGCCGCAGCAGGGGTCGAGTACGCGCATCACTCACCTCCCTTGCTGTCGCTACTCTTGCTGGGGGCCTCGGCTGGCGCCTGGCCGGCTGCTGCAGCGGCCTCGGCGGCCAGGCGCGCGCGTTCGGCCGCCCAGACACGGTCGTCGTGATCCTTCTCGTCGCCCCGGCGCATGGCGCGGCGGTCGATCGCGGGGTTGCTGAAATAGCGGTGCTTCATGCTGCCGCTCTCAAATGTCGTCCAGCGAGGAAACCTCGCCAGGCATAGGGAACCAGGCCGGCAGCTGGTCGAAGCTCTCGCGCAGCTTCATGATCCCGCCGAAGCACTCCAGATCGCCCAGACCGCCCAGCACGAAATTGAGCGGGCTGTCCGCATCCTTTGTGAAGAACCGGATCGAATTGCCGAAGCTCTTGGCGACGCCGAGCGCTGCAGTCAGGTACGCCGGGTTGACGGCGCCGGCGATGCCCTCGCGGTAGCCGATCGTGCTGATCACGCGCTCAACGCGCGGGAAGGCGCCCTCGATCACCGAATTGCCCGGCTGGATGAACAGCGCTTCGGCGACGGCGCCGGAGAACATCGCGGAGCCGTTCGACATAACGTCGAGCGTGTGCTTGGCATTGCTGGCGTGCTTCAAACCGTCCTTGTCGACGCGCACGATCAGCTCGCGCTCGGCGTGGCCGTGCGGATCGCGCACCACGACGATCCGGTGGCCATCGCTGGCGACGACCATCACGCCTCCGTCTTCCAGCGGGCGGATGTTGACGCCGTTCAGGTAGAAGCGGATGTCGTGCTGGGCCGCGAAGGGGTAGGCCAGCTTCACGGCGACGGCGCTGACGCGCGCGATCATGTGCGCAGCGTCCTGCTCGGCGGCCGGGACGCCTTCAAGGGTTGCCTGTTCAGGCTGGGTGGTGGCATTCATCGCATCAGCTCCTGGTGATGTTGATTTTTCTGTTCCCGGTCCTGCAGGAAGGCCATATACCGCACGCGGACGAAGCGGTCCCAGCGCAGGTAGGCGTTACGATCGCGGTCGATCTCGACCCGGCTGTCGACGCCGCAGATTTCCTTCACCTTGTCCGCCGCGGCCCGCTCGCTGTCGACCTCAAGGAATTCCTGGAACAGCGCTTCCTGGCAGCGCTGAACCGTCCACACGAAGGCGCGCGCGCTCATGGCGACACCTGCTCGGCCCGTCCTGCCTGGGCCGCCATGACGTGGCGGATGATCGCCGCGCACATCATCGGAAAGTCGCAGGCCGGGTAGAGCCTGGCAGCGCGGTCGTGTGCGATCACCGCGAAGCCCAGCTGGTTGAGGAAGGCCTCGGTGACGTCGAAGCCGAGGCGCTCGCGGATCTGGCCCAGGCGCAGCATCGGCGCGCCGACGGGCGAAGCCGGCTTGCGCATCCAGTACAGGACGCGCGCGGCGATCGGCATGCCGTCTGCCCAGCGCCAGGCGCCGCGCTCGAAGAAGCCGACGGCAACGTCGCCGTCCTCGAGCGCGATGTCGACCAGGTTCTGGTGGTCGGGCAGGCCAGCGCCGACCGGGGTCCAGGTGCGCGCGGTCACGAGCACACCTCGACGCGGGTGGCGCGCGCGGCCTGCGCCTGGCGGTTCTTGCGCTGCTTGCGCAGCTTCGCTTCGCGGCCGGCAGCGACGTCGCTCAGCAGCTTGGCCAGCGGCGCCACGGCCAGCATGTCGGCGAGGGGTGCGGTAGGCTGCAGCAGCTGGTGCGCCTTTTTGATAGATGCGCGGGTTCGTGCCATGTCAGGCTCCATCTGGGGTAGAAGCGCTCGGCGCCGCGCCGCGTGCGGTTTGTGCGCGCTTGTGCTCGCGCCAGATGATGTTGCCCTCGTCGACGCCGGAATAGAAGGCGTCGGCCTGGGCGGTACCCATCGGGTACGGGCGGATGATATCGAGGCCGTGTACGCGAAGGACGAGCAGGGCGCGCACGCCAGCTTTGTATTCGGTACTTCGCGGATCGCGCGGCTTGTCGAAAGCTGCGCTGAACAGCTGCGCGACCAGGTCGGCGCCGGCGCGGCGCGGGGTGCCGGCGCGCGTCATCCGAACACCTTTTCGGCCGCGCTTATGATCATGGCGAACAAACCGTAGAAGAGCAGGGCGCCGCCGGCCAGGATGACGAGCGGGTGCCGACGGAAGACGGGATCGGTGTCTTCGATTCGGTGTAGGAGGATCGTGCCGATAACACCGCGGCGTGGCGTCGCCATGGCGCGCGCGCGCGCCAGGCGGAGGTCGATTTGAGCAACGGTCACACGCATGGTGCCTCCGGTGCAGGCTGGATTGCAGCCCCGGCTTTGGCCGGCGTGCCGCAGAACGGGCAGAACGAAGCAATGACGCTCATGGGGTGGCCCTTCGCGCCGCTATACGGTTTGTTCTCGGCGTGCGCGGTGAAGGTCATCAGCACCGCCATGCTGCCGGTCTCGCTCTCGAAGTCCATGCCGACGAAGCTGGCGAACACGCGCGGGTTCACGGCGCCTTTCGCCAGCAGCTGTTCGGTGAGCGCCTGGCCGTGGCGGGAAATGCAGTTGCAGTCCATGGTCACGCTCCCGCAGTGGCAAGAGCGGCGCGCTGGCGGCCGGTGACCTCGAGCTCGAAAGCTTCGTCGTTCAGGTCGGTGAGATCGGTCCAGCCGGCGTAGAGCGGGTTCGGTGCGTCAAGCGGGTGGACGTTGGCGCCGCTCATGCCGTCAGGACTGACCAGCAGGCGATGCGGTTTGATGGGGGTGCACGTGGTCGACAAGGCTCTCTCCAGTTCGCGGCTCGGCGGGTGCTGAGCTCGCTGCAGTGGAGTGACTATAGCAATTTGCTTTTATGCGGTCAACAGCAATTTGCTTTTATTTCCGTTCGGGATGCTGACTGTCGTTGCGCCCCGCGTTCGCTCTATGGTAGAGCGGCGGGCAAGAAAAAACCCGCGCATGGCGGGCCTTTGGAGGGCGACGTACCTAACGCCGCAATCGGGTAAAGAAGTCCTAATATTTTTTTGCCTTGCTGCTCCAATCAGCTAAATTCTGCTTGCATTGAACTAAACCTTGTCCAGCTCGATACATCACAGTCTTGTCAACGTATCCAACCTCCGCCGCAATTTGATGCTGTTGCGTGATCATAGCTTTAGCCCTCTCGATGCATCGCCTTGCTGTGACAACGCCTTGCTGATAGCCACGTAGCTCGGCTTTCTGTAAAAGATTATCGGGATCGGGCTGGCCAGCGTATTGCCCTAGAAATAGTTGAGCGCTGTAGGGATCTGATATCTCATCGAAATGCCTTCGAAACTCCGCTGCTTTAGCAACCGATGCTTGTTCAGCCTGCACCTTCTTTTTTTCTTCAAGCGCTGCTTCTCGCGCTGAGCGCTCAGCCTCCCGGCTGTTACGCGAGTTGACCAAATCTCGCGCAGAGTCATCTCGTTCAGTATTTTTCCTTAACTGACTTCTGAGTAGAGACTCCACGGCATCAGCTTGCTGCGCACTCAGCGGATCTCCACGCTCCGCCGCTTTGATGACGTCAGTAATATGATCGATATTTCTTATCGCGTTCATTTCCTCAGGCCCAGGGTAATTTAGGCTCGTGAGAATCCGGTCGCGCTCAAATTTTGTTATGCGGGGATAACTAGGATCATCTGGCGAAATACTTTGTGCAAGGCATCCGGTAGCTATTGTCGATAAAAAGAGGAATGCAGCAATCTTCAAAAGAATCTCCTATATGCTGGCAGACGCATAATTTTAGATATGCGTGCTTTCTTTACGAACGACTCGTCCAATAATTAAGCAGATAGATCCTTTGCATAATTGCCGATGATACTTCCGTTGGTCAGGGTTGTCCGACGTCAGCCACCACTGGCCAGCATCGCGTATCAGCCGCTTTACTACAGCCTCGCCTTCGTAATTGATTACATAGACGGATCCAGAAACCTCTCGCGTGTCAGCAGTATTCACAACAATGGTGTCGCCTTCGTGTAGGCCGGGCTCCATGCTATCGCCCTTCACCACGATCGAAATTAACGAATCCTTATGCAGCCCCTCGCGATTTAGCCAGTCGGTGGGCACATTTTGCGTCTCGCCATCGTAATACTCTGGCTCGACTTGGTAACCGGTGATCCCTGCTTGAACTCGCAGCTTTACCTTCCTGATTTGCGTCACGCTGGGATCGTCGTCGTCGACTGCGCGCACGCGCTTGGCACCAGGCAGTAACGCAAGTGCGCCCTCTACGTCATGAGGTCGGTCCATCCAGCCTGTTTCCTTACCACAGCCGGCCTCCAGCTTGCGCGCGAGCGCATCCCCTATGCCGCGAGCCGTTCCGGTCGATGACTTAGCTCCGTTGAGAATTTGACTGAGATAGACAGGCGCGGTTGAGGCTCGCTGGGCGACCGCGTCGATAGTTTTGAATTCCGCGACCAGGGCGCGGAGGTTTTCAAGTCGAAGTTCTTTTGATGTTGCCATGCCTACATTTCATAGCAAAACGCTAGTTTAGGGAATGCGCAATTTGCTATTGCAACTCCAAAAGCAAATTGCTATAGTTCGTGCATGAACCTACTCCAATACGTCAAGACACGGGCCAGCCAGCGCGAGTTGGCGAAGAAGCTTGCCATCACACCGGTGCTGATCAACCAGTGGGCAAACAAAAAGCGTCCAATTCCGCCCGGGCGCTGCGTCGAAATCGAGCGCGCCACCTCGGGCGAGGTTACACGCCAGGACCTGCGTCCTGACGATTGGAAGCAGCTCTGGCCTGAGCTTGTCGCAGTTGACACCCAGCCGCAGTAAATCCTGCGGCTTTTTTGCGTCCTTACTGTTGCGTTTAGGCAGTAACCCTTGAGCAACAGAACAGCAGCACCCTGGCCCCCTGGCCCGAGAACCACCCCCACTGAGAACCACCCCATAGGAGAAGCACCATGAAGGACAACCGCAGCATCCCCGCCAAATCGCACCTGACGCCAGACCAGTACCTCGACCTGATGGCCGACGCCAAAGCCGCCAACATTTCAGCCAGCTCGCTGCTGCGTGATTGCTGGCTTGCTTGTAGGAATGGTAATGCCCATCGTCGTCAGATCGATAGGCCCAGTTTGGTCCCATTCCAGGCCAAGTTTGCCCCGGGTCGCTCGACCCGCGGCTTCGTCCGCATGAATTCCTGACCAGTAACCGAGGATTGAATGAACGAGCAACCGAAAAACCTACCGTCGACGCTGTCGCCTGACCGGCGCGTGGTCGTGTGGAACTTCGTCAAGCGCGCGATCGAAAAAGCGGGTCGGGACAGTCGCGCATCCGACGCGCAGGGACTGGTCGCCCAGCAGATCCGCACCGCCGTCGATGATGGAGGGAAGGAGTAAATGGACCAGCCCATCAAGCAAATTACCCCCGGCGCCCAGTTCGACCGCGGCGTGGTCGCGCACGCGCATGGCCGGGGCATCGACGACCACTACATGAACCTGGGCGCGCCAGCCATCAAGGACTGGCAGGCCGGCTGGCGTTTCGCCGAGCAGCAGACCAGGCTCGCTGTCCAGGCGAGCCCGGGGGGAGCATCGCCGCCGTGACCTCGCCCAAAGCACCTCAACACAAAGTGCTGCCCGAGGACTTGGCCGGTCAGCTACTGGACCTGCTGGCGGGCTCGCCGACCAGCATGGACGGTCTTGCAGCGCTGACGGGCTACTCGACCGATATCGTGCGCCAGCGCCTGCTGCGCATGGAAGAGGCTGGCTGCGTTCGGCGCGAGAAAAGCGCTGGGCCGACCGGCCTGCCGTTCATCTGGCATCCAACCGGCGTGCCCCTACTCGACCTAAAGGGCGACACAGGCGGCAACCTCAGGCGCGACGGCCAGCCGCACCAAGTGACCGTCAAGACCTATCCGACCATCGATCGGCGCGACCCGCTGGTTGCCTCACTCTTCGGCCAGGCCGGGCAAGGCGCTGCATGAAATCCATCGACCTGAACGCAATGCCGGCGCCGCTGACCCCGGTCGACTGCGACCTGCGCGACTTCGCGTTCATGCCTCTCGACGTCGTTCGCTTGCGGGACAGCGACCTGGCCGTGACGGCCGAGGCCGACGAGTTCCGCTGCGCGGTGCTGCTGTGGTGCGCATCGTGGCACCAGGTGCCGGCCGCGAGCCTTCCTGACGACGACAAGATCCTGGCCCAATACGCCGGCTACGGGCGCGTGGTCAAGGAATGGATGAAGGTGCGCACTGGCGCGCTACGCGGCTGGGTGAAGTGCGCGGACGGTCGCCTGTATCACCCTGTCGTCGCTGAGAAGGCAGGCGAGGCCTGGACGGCGAAGCTGCGTCAACGTCTCAAGACCGAGTGCGGCCGGATCAAGAAGCACAACGAGCGACATCCCGGCGCAAACATCCCATTTCCCGAGTTCGATGCGTGGCTGGCCGCTGGCTGTCCTACTGGACAACCGCTATTTGTCCCTGACGACAAAGCCGGTATGTCGCAGGGACAGGGCAACGTTGTCCCTAGCGACAAACTTCCGATGTCGCCGGGACAGGGCGGTTCTGTCACCGGCGAAAACCACTCCAAGGGACAGGGAGAGGGACAGGGACAGGGACAATTAAATTCAAAACCTGAATCGTCGTCTCAAGCCTCAACCGGAGTTGGTGCTGGCGAGCAGCTTGACGACGACGACCGAGCCGTGAGGATTCAGCGAAGCACGTCCATCGCGACGCTGCTGAGCGAGAATGGCATCGAAGGCACGATCGACCACGCGATTGTCCGCAGCTGGGCTGCCGATCCGCGCATGAATCGGGAGCTGCTGACCGATGCGATCACGAAGGCGCGAAAGTCGAATTCCAAGCGCCCGATGCCGCTCGCGTACCTCGAAGCCACGGTGCTGACGCTGCTCGAGAAGCAGGCCACGCCACCGCGCGCTGCAGCGCCGGCTGCCGCGCCGATCCTGGCGCCGGTGCAGCGCAAGCCCCAGGGCGACGAGCCGAAAGGCCCGGACGAAAGCTACGAGGACTGGCGAGCACGGGTCGACGCGTTCGAACGGGCCAAGCGCAACGGAGGCAAGGCAGCATGAACCGCGAGCATCCACCGTGCGGCGCCTGCGCGCACTTCATCACGGCTGGCCACGCAGCAGCTGTGGCGCGAGGTGAGGGCTGGTGCGATGCCTGGGAGGCGTACAAGCCAGCGACCGGCCAGATCGGCGCGCTGTTCCTGGAGCGCGGATCGCGAGCTGCTGCCGAGGCAGCGAAGAGCACCAGGGCGCTGCTGGTCGAGCAGCGCCAGCGGATGCCATCGCGGGTGCCGCAAACAACTTCGCGCGCGAGCGCACCAACTGCATGACCACCAACAAAACGGAGAACGCGATGAGCACTACCGAAACCCTGATCCAGCCGATGCCCGTAACGCGCGATGAGGATGGCCACTGGTACCACCCGGGCGTGCCCGACTTCGAGGAAGGCCAGGAGTCCGAATGGAAGGCATGGCTGGCCGCGCAAGGACTGGAACTGAGCCAGGACTATCTCGAATGGGAGGACATGGACCACCCCGCCTACGTCGCGTACTTCGACGAGGAGTCCTCCAGCTGCGCGTCGTGGACGCCGGCCCCACCGAAGGGCGAAGGATGGTTTGCCCTCATGGTCACCGATACCGAAGATGGTCCGTGCTGGGTATGGGCGCGCCGCCCGGCAGCACTGGCCCAAGCAGCCTGACCACCACCCCGCCCGGCCAGCCCAGCCCAGGCGCATAACAACGACACGGGAGAACCTGATGATCCGAATGCTTGCCCGCTTCTTCGCCCGCCCGGCTGTGACAGACTGGCTGATTCGCCGCGCCATGCGCACGCCTTACTTCCACATCACCTCGGCCGACGGCCAGGACGTCTACATGGAGCGGTATTGGCTGTTCAACCCGTACCCGCCGAACAGCGATGGCGCCGGGCGCCGCTGGGGCGACTGGATGCCGTCGGTGCGCCTGCACAAAATCATGCGCGAGGATCAGGACCGGCACATGCACGATCATCCCTGGAACGCGCGCACGTTCATCCTGCGCGGCTGGTATCGCGAGGAGCGCGAACGCCGCGTGTGCGGCATGTCGAACTGGACGCCGACATATCCAGTGCTCCGGGAGCCCGGCGATACGGCACGACTGAACTTCGGCGAATACCATCGGATCGTTCAGGTCAGCGAAGGCGGCGTCTGGACGCTGTTCATCACCTGGCGCAAGCGCGGGACATGGGGTTTTCTGGTCGATGGAAAGAAAGTGCCGTGGCGCGCATACCTCGGGATCGACGCATGAAGCGCTCGCCCATCGCGCGCAAAACCCCGATCGCGCGCACGCCGTTCAAGCGCAAGCCCGCCACCGCGGCCGCCGGCGTCCTGCGCGTCGCCGCCGTGCAGCGCGAGGCGCGCACGCGCAAGCCGATGAAGTCGCGCCGGCGCGCGCTGACGAAGATCCAGAAGGCCGCGCGTGGCCAGGACTGCATGATCGACCTGGCCAGCATCTGCAACCGCGATCCGGCGACGGTGGTGCTGTGCCACGACAACAGGATCGAGTCGGGGAAGGGTATGGGCCTCAAGGCACCCGACACTGCTGCCTGCTTCGGCTGCTCAAGCTGCCACGACGTGCTGGATGGCCGCGCGCCGCGCCCACCCGGCCTGACGCTCGCTTCCCTCTACGCGCGATTTGACGCGGCTGTCGGGAAAACGCACGCAATTCTTAGAACGAAAGGACTGATCACATGATGGTCGAATTCAGCATTCCCGGCCAGCCGGTGGCCAAGGGCCGCCCCCGATTCGTCCAGCGCGGTGCGCACGTCGGCACGTATACGCCGGTCAAGACGGCCAGCTACGAGAACCTGGTCAAGCTGTCCGCTGCCGAGGCGATGCGCGGCCTGGAGCCGAGTGCGCGCCCTGTCGCGCTGCAGGTGACGCTCAACCTGCAGATCCCGGCCAGCTGGTCGAAGAAGCGACGCGCGGCAGCAGCTGCCGGCGCAATCCGCGCCACGAAGAAGCCTGACGCCGACAACGTGCTCAAGGGGATCAAGGACGGCTGCAACGGGATCGTGTGGGCCGACGACGCCCAGGTCGTGCGCATCGTGCTCGAGAAGCGCTACAGCGAGACGCCGGGCGCCGTCGTGCATGTGTCCTTGGTCGCAGGGGAGGCGGCATGATCGCATTCCTTCTCTGGTGCGCCCTCGGCGGCCTGATCGCGTACCTGGTCGGCCAGGCCGCCCGTCTCGGCGCTTCGCCGCAGCAGTCAGGCTGTGACCAGAACTGCCGCCAGGGTCGCGCATGCCGCTGCGCTGCGCGCGTGGATGGGGAGACTCCACCTTGAGCGAGCGCCGTGCAACCATCACCCTTGGCTGGCGACCACCTGGCGCGCCAGCTCGCCGCATCGATGACTTCTGCGAAGCGGCGCCTACGCCAGCCGTATCGAAGCCTGCGCCTGCACGTGTTATTGAGCGCCGCAGCATCGGCCGGCGCTTGGAGAACTGGGGAATGTGGGCGAACAATGCTCCCAGCAGCGTCGGCGGCCGCGGCAACAACATGACGGCGGTGATCTGCGAGAACATGCGCAGGCTCGCCGGCGGCGAGCTCGGCCCGGCTGCCTCCGTCGATGATCGTATCGACGTCGTCGACGCCGAGCGGATCCAGGCCGCCCTCATAAAAATTGATGAGATGCACCGATGGGTCTTGAACTGGACGTATGTGATGTGTGCGAAGCCGTGGGCTGTCGCTGGCGCGTGCGGCTTTCCTTCGAAGGAATACGGCGTTCGGCTCGGCGATGCTCAAGCCGCAATCGAAAGTGTTGCAGGCGCGCTCGGAGCTTATCGTTCCTGATCGAAACTTATTGACAGCAGGAAAACTCAGCAGTACATTCCAATCTTCAACATTTCCAGCAGTACATTTTCCGATCGGACAGCAGTGGTCTCCCAGTGGGAGACCCACGCACGTCCGGAGAAAATGACGAAGCCCCGGTCAGCGATGACGCGGGGCTTTTTGCTTTCCGCTTCCAGGAGAAACCCATGCACGCTCACAAACGCACCCACGCTCCGCGCGCCTTGCAGTACTCCGCTCGGTGGAGCAACGGTGCCTGGAAGATCTTCGACCACGCGCGCTTCGCCGACGTCGGCACGGCCACTACCGAGCGCCTGGCGCGCGAGAGCGTTTCCGACATGAACGCCGGCCGCCGCAAGTAAGCTCCGCGCCGCCTCGTGCTCGAGGCGCCACACATCAGGCGTTCGGCATTTGTCATCGGTTCAGAGACCCCTTTCAACCGCTGAATAGCCTGATGTGTGGCAGTCGCGCTTCAGTGCGCCGTACCTGTTCCGCCGACTTTCTGTCAGGCGCCTCGGTACAGGCTGCCGCAACCTGTCTCCACCAAGGCATCCCCGTCTTGGCCTTTGCCGCCGGCTGCAGCAATGCGCCGGCGGTCTTTTTATTCATGAGGTGAGCGATGGCTCTGCAGACGGTGAACGTCGAGATCGACGGGAAGGTTGTGCAGCGCCTGCGAGTGCACCGCGTGCTGTGGTGCGAAGGGAAGGGCGCCGTGGCATGCACGCAGCCGCAGCTGTGGCCTGGCGAAAAGCTCGTCGAGCGCCCGGGCAAGATCGCTGCCATCGTACGGGAGATGCCATGCGCACCGGGATCCTGAAATACCGCGACGACATGGTGCGGGCCGTGAACGGTACCGAGCTGGCCATTCTGACGAAGGAAACGGACGTCAAGACCCTCGACCGATACAGCCGCAACCTGGTCGACCACGAGGACGCGAAGCAGCTGCTGTGCGCGAACGGCCTGGGCCACCCGAACCAGTCGCTTGCCGACATGATCAAGGCGCTGCTGGCGGCGCCGAACAGGACGAAACTATGATCCAAACCATCGTCATCGCTTTGACGGTCATCGTCGCGGCCGCAGGATTCGCCGTTGCGGCCTGGTCTATCCACCGGACTCACTGCCTTATTCGTGCTCGACAGCGTCAGGTTGAGCAGCACGTGACCGTTGCGATCCAGCACGGCTCGAAGCTGAGCGGCCAGCGCCCGCCACTCCACACTCTCACCGATTCAATCAAGTCGAAGGAAAAACATGTCCCGCGGTGACGTACACCTTTTCGCAGCATTCCAGTTCAAAGCCGAAGCTGGCGGCAACTTCAACCTGACGACCGACACGCTCAAGCTGGGCATCGTGACCGGCGCCACCGCCCCGGCGATTGGCACGAACGACCCGCGCTGGGGCTCGGGCGGCGCCACCGACTTCTCCGCCAACCAGGTTGCACTCGGCGCCGGTTATGCTGGCCCGATCACTCTCGGCAGCGTGGCCCTGTCGCGCAGTGGCGCCGTCGTCACCCTGGCTGCCGCCAACGTGGTGGTGCCGCAGGACGCCTCGGGCTTCTCGAACGGCTTCTACGGCATCCTGTACGACGCGACCGTTTCGGGCAATTACGCGATCGGCTACGTCGACCTTGGCGGCCCGGTGGGCAACGTGAACGGCCCGATCAACCTGAACTGGAACGCCGCCGGTATTGCTGCTGAAACGGTGAGCTGATCATGGGCATCCGCGAGCGCATCATCGCCAGCCCCGATCTGCAGGCGGCTCGCGCGGCGCGCAACCTCGACGCGCTGGCTGCCGGTCTCAATGCCCAGGGCGTCACCGCCATTCAATCGCGCTTCGTCACGCTGCGCACAATCGAGGTCGAGTGCGCCGACGGCGACAACATCGTGTCGGCGCTGGCCGGTGCCTCGACGACCAATGCGCTGGTCGGCATGTTCATGTCGTTCCTGAAGCAGGACAGTGGCCTGGATATCGGGCTGGCAAAGACGATCAGTGCGATCAACTCGCTATCGTCGGGCCTGTCGCCGGTCTTGACTGCAACGCAAGCTGCTCAGCTCAAGAATATGGCCATGCGCCCGGTAATCGTCACGCGCCTGGAGGTCGAGGCGGCCATGTATAACCTGGACGGCAGCGAGAAATCAGCATGACCATGACGACAGCCGAAGCAACCATCATCGCGGCCGGGACATCGGTGCCGTTCGGCTATACCGAGGCGTCGCCAGCAAGCGCCGGCGTAGGTGCTGTCGTCGGGCCCTTTGCTGATTATGCCGATTCCTTCGCTTATCGAATCAACAACGGCAGCCCAGCCCCTGGTTCGCCGGTGGTCATCGTGTTCTACGCGGTTGTCAATCCTGGCGCCAACCAGCGCCTGTACGAGATCGACCGCGTCAGCGGTGATGCACTCGCGAATAGCTCGGCATCGGGAGTGATCCCGATCCCAGGTGGATACGGATCCTTCACCGCGAAGGCTTTCGGTAACACGTCGCAAAATGTCACCGTGGAAGTGTTCCTCGAGCGCCAGGTGCCGTAACCATGGGTAGCAGCTCGCCAAGGACGCTACTGCAAGGCGCCAAGGTAGCGGCAAGCTCTCCACTCGGCCGCAAGGTCACTGCGCATTTCCCGTTCAGCCGCGACGTTCGATCTGTGGTGCGCGGGCGCCCTGGAACGCCGACTATTCCATCGGGCGGCCCGTACATCGCCCCCGGCCCGCACGGCAAATTCCTTCAGGGTAGTGGTTCGGGATCGCTGAACACGGGCATCCTGCCGGCACAGCTCGGCATGGCCGGTTCGGCACCGCGTACCGTCATCGTCGATTTTTTCCAGGGCGACTACTCGGGCGGGAAAACGCTGTTCAGCTTTGGCGATTCGTCTGGCCAGGGCCATACTCAGTTCACACTGCTGGCGGCCTCGAATTACCGGACGGTCCAGCTCGCGACATACGGCGACGACGCCTCGTACAGCCCTTGGACGGGCGACGGCACGGGCGCACGCGTGTTCCTCGCGATCAGCTATGACGGCAATGTAACGATCACTTTCCGATCGTACGCCGCCGTGATGACGAACGCCGGCGCGCCGGTGGGCGTGCAGTTTAAGACATCGACCTACACGCTGAGCGCGCCGCTGGCGACCGGCAACACCGTTCCGCTGGTGATGCTGGGCGGCGGCACCTACGGTTTCGCTTCGTACGACCAGGCGCTCTACGGCGCGACGTTCTTCAACGCCTGCCTGACGCCGGCCGAGATCGACAGCTTTTACCGTGATCGCTCGCGCATCATGGACCCGGCCCCGCGTTTCCCCTACGCCGCGGCAATCGCAAACGCGAGCGCGAGTAGCGCTGTCACGATCGGCGCTTCGGTGGCAGCGGAGACCGCGTCGGGCAATGCCAGCTCGATCAGTCTGCCGACTGCTGTGGCGAGCAGTGCAGGGACCGTAGCCGCCGCAGGAAACTCGGCCGCAATCTCGTTGCCGACGGCAATCTCCGGCACGCAGGCTGCAGCAGCAAGCGCTGGGCTGGCCGCGCAGATTACCTCGCCGACCAACATCGCCGCCTCCAGCGCGGGGGCATCGAATGCTGGTCTGGCGGCCGGGATCACCAGCGGGTCGGGGATCAGCGCTGGCGAAGCAGGGGTGGCTGCATCCGGGCTCACGGCGTCGGTTTCGCTGCCGACGAGCATCGCCACCGGCGAGGCCCAGGCAAGTGCTGCTGGTGCTGGTGCAGCTGTCTATCTGCCGACGAATATCGGCGCCAGCGAAGGAACGGCCAGCGCAACAGGCCTGGCGATCGCCATCGCCGGCTCGACGAGCATCAGCGCAAGTGAGGCGGGCGCGTCGAATACCGGCCTGGCGGCGAATATTTCTGGTGGCGCCAGCATTGGAGCGAATCCCGCAGCCGCTGCCGCATCTGGCCTGGCGGCGTCGCTGGTCCTGCCGACAACGATCGCTGCTGGCAAAGCTGGAGTGGTGGCGGCGGGACTGCCCATCGCGCTGGCTGGATCGACGTCGATCGCTGCTGGTGAGGGGCATTCCACCGATGCTGGTCTGGCTGCAGCAATCACGCAGCCAACGGTGGTCGGTAGTGCAGGCGCGAATTCAAGCAGCTCGCCAAGCGCCGCCACATCGACGACCGCTGGCTTCCAGGCAACCCTGCTCACCCCGGTCGTGTTGGCTGCTGGCCTGGCCCAGGGCTCAAGCGCTGGCCTTGCTGCGGCTGTGACTGACGTTCTGCCGCCGCTGATGCCGAACCCGAAACGTACCTATGCGGCGCGCGTGCGCGCGCGTGTTTATGTCGCCCAGCCGCGAGTAAGGCAGTTATGAGCAATTTCACTCCGAAGCGCGCGCGCGAAAAGGATGTATTCACCGTCGACTTCGGGCCGCTACTGCTGCCGAACGAGACCATCTCGCAAGCACCTTGGTCCATCGCGCCTGTCGATGGCGCCGATCCGGCGGCCGCCACGATGATCCTCGGTACCGAAACGATCGATGGCGCGCTGGTCAGCCAGCTGATCGGCGGCGGTGTGCCGGGCCTGATGTACGCTCCGATCTGTACCGCCATGACCAGCGAAGGCCGCGAGCTGGTGCTGCCTGACGATGGCTTCGGCCTGCTTTACGTTTCGAGCTGACCATGATCGACATCAATATTCGCTCCGACCTGAGGCAGCTCACGGCGCAGCTGGGCCGTATCGCGCGCCAGCAGGTGCCGTTCGCCACTGCCCAGGCGCTGAACAAGATTGGCAAAAGAGTAGAACGTGCTGAGCAGGGCAACATCCGCGCGAAGTTCAAGCACCCAACACCATTCACCCAGAAGTCGATCGGCGTGAAGCGTGCGACGAAGACCAACCCCGCGGTGACGGTGTTCGTGAAGCCGGTGGCGGCCAAGTACTTGGAGCCGTACGAGACCGGGGGCGTGCACAAGCTGCCTGGTCGCGCACTGCTGAACCCTAAAGACATCAAGCTGAACGCGTATGGCCAGCTGCCGCGCGCGACCCTGGCGAAGCTTAAGGCACGGCCGGACATCTTCATCGGCGTGGTCAAGACCAAGGCCGGCCCGGTCAATGGCGTTTGGCAGCGCGTGACCGACACGAGCCGCGTCACGCTGCTGGGCCCGAACGGCAAGCGCCTGCGCGGGCTGAACAAAGGGCCAAGCGCACGGCTTAAGCTGCTGCTGCGCTTCGGCGACGCGCTGCCGGTCAACACGCGCCTGGAGTTCGGCGGGACCGCCATGAAGGTGATCTCGCGGAACCTGCGGCGCGACTACGAGGAAGCGCTGGCCCAGGCGCTGGCGACGGCGCGGTGACGGCGCGGTGACGGCATAGGACGGGGCGGCGGCCGGGCGACATGCTGGGCGGGTAAGGGATGCGGGATTGTTGCTAAAAAGCAACTTTTCGGCGGGTCCCTCCCGGGCCTTCGTGTTCCGAGGGCATTGCGCGCCGCGATGTTCCACCAGCTATGAAAAATCAAAATTTGGGTAACAGGTAACACATGGACGCCGTCAACCAAGCCGCCTTCGCGAAGCTCCACGACGTCAGCCGCAAGACCGTCTCGAAGTGGAAAGAGCGTGGCTGGCTGGTGCTGCAGGACGATTTGGTCGACGTCGAAGCGTCGAACGCGCTGCTGAAAAAATACCGGCGCGACGCTTCCGCATCTGTTACCTCAGCACCCGGCCAAGGTAACAGGGGTAACAAGTCGGGTAACACATCGCCTGCGCGCGCGGGTAACAAGCCGGCAGCGCCGCCGGCGTTCAGCGATGAGCCCGAAACCAATGAACAGGCCGCCCAGCGGATGCTGCAGACCGGTGAGGTCGAGTGGTCGCTCGACGAGGCTCGCCGCGTCAAGGAAACCTACCTCGCGCTGTTGAACAAGCTCGAGTACGAACAGAAGGCTGGTTCGCTGATCGACCTCGAGCTTGCACGGCAGGTCTTTTTCGAATTGTTCCGTAGTCAACGCGATTCCTGGCTGAACTGGCCGACGCGTGTCGGCCCGGAAATCGCCGCCGACCTTGACGTGGAGGCTGACAAAGTTACAGAGATCCTTACCGCCCATGTCCATCAACACATCAAACGACTCGGCGAACAGGATCCTGACTTCTCAGGCGGAGAAGATTGAATGGCTGAAAGCTACCGCCAGAAAGGCTTGGGCGCCGCCACCCAGAATCAGCGTTCCGGACTGGGCTGACCAGTACCGGCAACTTGCGAAAGAGGCCGGCAGCACGGCTGGCAACTGGGAGACATCGACGGTCGAGGTTGCACGCGGCCCGATGCTGGCGGTGACCGAACCCGGTGTGCACGTGGTCACGGCCATGGTGAGCACGCAGCTCTTGAAAACGGCGCTGCTCGAGAATGTGTTCGGCTACTTCGCGCACCTTGATCCATGCCCGATCTTGCTGCTACAGCCGAAAGAAGACGCTGCCGAGCAATTCAGCAAGGAACGCATCAGCCCGATGATCCGCGTGACCCCGGTGCTGCGCGACCTGATCGGCACCGTGAAGACGCGTAACGCTGCAGAGACGCTGCTGTACAAGGCTTTTCCGGGCGGCTTTCTGGCGCTGGCCGGCGCCGGTAGCCCGGACAACCTGGCGCGTCGTCCAGTGCGGGTCATCCTGGCCGACGAGGTCGACAAGTACCCGGTCACACGCGAAGGCGATCCGATCGCGCTGGCCGAAGAGCGGACCGCGACGTTCGGCGTGAACTGGCTTTCGGTGCGCGCATGCTCGCCGACGATCACGGATGAAAGCCGGATCGAGAAAAGCTACCTGGAGTCGGACCGTCGCAGGGCGTCGGCAGCCTGCCCGCACTGCGGCCACAGGATGTTCCTCGACTTTTTCAGGCATGTTGATTGGGAGAAGACGCACGACGCGAATGGCAACGTCGTCGAGCATTTGACGAAGACGGCTCGGATCTCATGCGAGTGCTGCGGCGTTGTGTGGTCGGAAGGCGATCGCCTCAAGGCGCTGCGGACGACGAGGCACCATCAGACGCGCCCATTCGAATGCTGCGGTGACCGGCACGTCCCGCTGGATGCGTATGACCGCGCATGGCGCGAGAACGCCGGCGGGGCCCTTGAGAAGGTTTGGGACTGGTGGCAGAGCGACCGATACGCGGTCTACCGCGCGAAGTGCCCAGAGTGCGGCAAGTGGGGCGTGGATAACACGCACGCAGGCTTCCAAGCCGGAAAACTGTTCAGCCCATGGCAGAAAGACAAGCCGTCTGACATCGCGAAGAAGTATGTTGAGGCGAAAGGTGATCCAGACCTGGAGCAGGCTTGGTGGAATACACAGATGGGGCTGCCGCACCGGACGAATACCGGCAAGGAACTGCCACTGGAAATACTGGCAGCTCGCGGCGAAAAATGGCCGGCGGCAGTGCCTGACGGTGTTGCGGTGCTGGCGGCTGGCGTCGACGTGCAGGACTATCGTCTTGAAATTGAGGTAGTTGGGTGGGGACGAAACGAGGAGAGCTGGTCTGTCGATTACGAAGTGATCGACGGCGAGTTCGACGACCCGCACACCCAGGCACAGCTCGATGCGTACCTGGCCAAGGTCTGGCGGCGCGCTGACGGTCGCAAGTTCAACGTGGTGGGCACGTGCATAGACTCCGGGGGCCACCATACGCAAGCGGTCTACGAGTACTGCAAAAAGCGATTGGGTCGGCACGTCTGGGCTATCAAGGGTGAGTCAGCGCGAAACGGTCAGCGCAATCCGGTATGGCCGACGAAGCGCCCCAGTGCGCGCAACAAGGCCGCCTTCCGCCCAATCATCCTTGGCGTCAATGCAGCGAAAGACACCATTCGGAACCGGCTTTACCTAGAGCCGCCGGCAGTGGGTGTTCCCAAGGCCGGCTACATGCACTTCCCGGCCGATCGCGACATCAATTACTACGCGCAGCTCACGTCAGAGCGGTTGGTGACGAAAGTTGTGTCCGGGCAGAAGTACCGCGTGTGGGAGCAGCCGAACGGCAAGGCCAACGAGGCGAGCGACTGTCGCGTCTATGCGTACGCGGCGCTGTGCGGCCTGATGCACTTCGGGTTGAAGCTGAACAAGCGTGCCGATCAGGCAGCGCAGCCGTACGTGCCTGCGGAGGGCGAGGACGTCGAGCCGATAGCGGCGGTCACCGTCGGAACAAAGCCCACTGTGGCGCCAGCAGCTGCTGTGGCGCCCGCCAAAAAATCTAGGGCCAGCAGGCTCGCGAGGATCTAATGTTTCCAAATCAAAACACCGGGCTGCTCGCCGGACTGCCGACTGCGAAGCTGCAGCAGGCGCTCGCGGACGCCCAGCAGGCCTATCTCGACCTGTCCACCGGCGCGAAGGGCGCGTCGTATTCGTACACCCAGGGTGACGGCGCCAAGTCGGTCACCTACACCCAGACCAATATCGCGCAGCTGTCCGCGCTGATCCGCCAGCTGCAGGCGCAGCTCGGCATCGTCAGCCGCACGCGTCGCCCCGTTCGGTTCCGCTTCTGATGGAAAATTCTGTCTCTATCCTTGGCGCCGATGGCAAGCCGATGCCGGCGCGCCAGTCGCGCGCGTCGATGCTGGTCGGCGGCGGGCGCACGCCGTACGACGCGGCCGACCGCTCAAGCGACCACATGTCGAGCTGGTCGCCGTACCTGGCTTCGCCGGACGGCGAGCTCAACATGTACCGCGACACGATCGTGTCGCGCGTGCGCGACCTGGTGCGCAACGATGGCTGGGCCAGCGCGGCGGTGACGCGCACGTTGGACAACGTGATCGGCGCCGATTTCCGCCCGATGTCCAAGCCGGATTACCAGGCGCTGCGCGCGCAGACGGGCAACAAGGCGTTCGACCACGTGTGGGCCGACGAGTTTGGCCAGGCGCTCGAAGCGCACTACCGCTCCTGGGCCTACGACCCAGGCAGGTATTGCGACACGCAGCGCCTGCAAACCGTCCCGCAAATGATGCGGCTCGGCTTCCGGCACAAAATCGTCGACGGCGACGCGCTGGGCATCCTGCACTGGCTGCCGAAGCGCATGGGTCCGGGCCGCGCGCGCTACGCGACCGCGCTCCAGATGGTCGACCCCGACCGGCTGTCGAACCCGCAGCTGCAGTTCGACCAGGCCACCATGCGCGGCGGGGTCGAAGTCGACGAATACGGCGCCGCGGTGGCGTACCACATCCGCCGCGCGCACCAGGGCGACTACTTCAGCGCCGCCAAGGCGATGACGTGGGACCGGATCGAACGCGAGACGGAGTGGGGCCGTTCGATCGTCGTGCACGACTTCGATGCTGACCGCGCCGGCCAGCACCGCGGCGGCGCCGGCATCCTGACGCCAGTGCTGCAGCGCCTGAAGATGCTGATCAAGTATGACGGCACCGAGCTGGACGCCGCGATCATCAACGCGATCTTCGGCGCCTACATCGAATCGCCATTCGATTCGTCGATGGTCGAGGAGGCGATGGGCGAGGGCGACGAGCTGGGACGGTACCAGGACGGTCGTGCCGAATTTCACAACGACAGCAAGCTCAAGCTGGGCGGCGTGCGCATGCCGATCCTGTTCCCGGGCGAAAAAATCAACACGGTGACGGCAGCGCGCCCGAACAGCAACTTCGCCGACTTCGAGGCGGCCATGCTGCGCAACGTCGCGGCCGGCACCGGCACGTCGACGCAGCAGATCTCGCAAAACTGGTCGGACGTGAACTACAGCTCCTACCGCGCCGCGATGCTCGAGGCATGGAAGACCTTCGACCGGCGCCGTGCCGACTACGCGATCGGTTTTGGCCAGCAGATCTTCAACGCCTTCGTCGAGGAGTCGATGGAGGCCGACAACCTGCCGTTGCCGGCTGGCGCGCCTGCCTTCATGGACTGTCGCGCCGCCTACGCACGCGCGAAATGGATGGGGCCCGGCCGCGGCTACACCGATCCGGTCAAGGAAAAGCAGGGCTCGATCCTGGGCATGGACGCCGGCTTGTCCACGCTCGAGGCGGAAGCGGCCGAGCTGGCCGGCGAGGACTGGCGCGACAACCTGGACCAGCGCGCCGTCGAGGTGAAGCGATTCCAGGAACTGGGCCTGCCCCTGCCGAAGTGGGCCGCTGGCGAAGAAGTCGGCCAGGCCAGTAAAGAAGAGGAACCAACCTGATGCGATTCGAATTTCTTGCCCAGCGGCTGTTCAACGTGCCGCTGGCGATCACGCCCGGAAAGGCCGAGGTGATTATGGCTTCCCTGGCCGAGCGCCTGGGCGTCGGCCAGATCGAGCGCGGCGCGCGCGGGCCGATGGCCTTCTCCGATGACACGTGGGATTCGGATCCCGGCGCGCCGGGCCGCAACCCGCGAGGCGGCTACGAAGTCGTGGGCGGCGTGGCCATCATCGAAGTTGGCGGCACGCTGGTGCAGAAGCTCGGCACGCTGCGGCCGTACTCCGGCATGACCGGCTACGACGGCATCCGTCAGAACTTCATGACGGCGATGGTGGATCCAGACGTCAAGGCGATCATGCTCGACATCGACAGCCCGGGCGGGGAGGTCAGCGGCTGTTTCGACCTGGTCGACGCTGTTTACAAGGCCCGCGGTAAGAAGCCGATCTGGTCAATCCTCAACGAGTCGGCTTACTCGGCGGCCTACGCGATCGCCAGCGCTGCGGACCGGATCATCGTGCCGCGCACCGGCGGCGTCGGTTCGATCGGCGTCATCTGGATGCACATGGACTGGTCGAAGGCGCTGACCTCGGCCGGCTTCAAGGTCACCTTTATCACCTACGGCGATCTGAAGGCCGACGGCCATCCGGAAATCGCGCTGTCCGAGGACGCGCGCGCGCGCTTCCAGAACGACATAACCACGATGGGCGAGCTGTTCGTTTCGACGGTCGCCCGGAACAGGAATATCTCGGCAAAAGCAGTCCGGGATACGCAGGCCGCAACGTATTTGGGGGCCGCCGGCGTCAGCCAGGGGCTTGCGGACGAAGTCATGGCCCCTGATGCAGCGTTTCGGGCACTGCTCGCCGAAATAAATTAACCCTGGAGAAATTATGAAACTCGCAAAAATCACTTCCGCGCTCGGTTTTGCGCACCTGCTGGGCCTGCCGGCTGCTGCCGCCGCGCGCGTCGACGACGACAAGGACGACAAGAAGGACCCGGGCGCCGACGACGGTGACGATGGCGATGACGCCAAGGCCGACGAGTCCGACAAGGACGACAAGAAGGACGCCAAGACCGGCGCCGACGACGGCCAGGAGCCCGACGACGAGAAGAACGAGTCGAAGGCGAAATCCAAGGCTGCAGCGGAAGACGGCGACGACGAAGACGACAGCGACAAGGAAAAGGCTGCGCGCCAGACCGAGCGCGCGCGCTGCGCCGCGATCTTCGCGTCGCCGGCAGCCGCCACCCGTCCGGACATGGCCGCCCACCTGGCGTTCAACACCGGCATGAGCTCGAAGGCAGCGGTGGAGATGCTGGGCGCGATCGCCGCCGGCGGCGCTGCACCGCGTGGCCTGGCTTCGCGCATGGCCAGCACCAGCATCCCGAACGTCGGCGCGTCCGCGCCGGCCGGCAAGCAGGCAACCGGCGCCGCCGGCGCGGCCTCGATGATCATCGAAGCGGGCAAGAAACGCCGCGGCGAGAAGTAATCCACCCACCTTTCAGGAGTAAAGCATGTCCCTCACTGTCAACTCGGTCGGCGGTAATCCGCAGGTCCCTGGCGTCGCTGCAGACGCATTCCTGCCGGACCAGCTGGTCGCCGGCCCGCACCAGATCGTTACCGACACGATCACCCTCGTGTCGGGCCAGGTCGTCCAGCGCGGCGCCGTGCTGGGCCAGATCAGCGCATCGGGCAAATACGCCCTGGCGCTGAGCGCCTCGAGCGACGGCTCGCAGAACCCGTCGGTGATCGCCGCCGACACCATCGACGCTTCGCAGGGCGATGCCCTGGGCGCCGTCTATGTCGCTGGCGAGTTCAACGGCAATGCGCTGATCCTCGGTACCGGCATCACGCTGGCCGCTGCGAAGGCTGCATTCCGCCCGCAGTCGATCTACGTCAAGACGGCCGTCTCGGCCGCTGACCCGTCCTAAACCTATCCAGGAATAAGCGATGCTCAACAACACCTTCATTTACGACACCAACGCCCTGGTGCAGGTCGTTCCCAACCTGAAGCGCCCGCAGAAATTCCTGCTGGACCGTTTCTTCCCCAACATCGTCATGAGCGACACCGAATTCGTGTCGATCGACGTCGACGTCGGCAAGCGCCGCATGTCGCCGTTCGTCTCGCCGCTGGTCGAGGGCAAGCTGGTCGAGCAGCGCCGCTACCAGACCAACCAGTTCAAGCCGGCCTACATCAAGGACAAGCGCGCGCCCGACCTGCGCAAGCCCGTGCGCCGCATGATCGGCGAGCACATCGGCGGCGACATGAGCGGCGCCGAGCGCGAGGCCGCCAATCTGGAAGCCGAGCTGACCGACCAGATCGACATGATCGACCGTCGCATGGAGTGGATGGCAGCGTCCGCGCTGGCCACCGGTACCGTCACCGTCGCCGGTGAGGGCTTCCCGACCGTGGTGGTCGACTTCGGCCGCGACGCCGGCCTGACCCTGGCGCTGACCGGCGCCCAGAAATGGGACACCGCGTTCGTGGCCGCCCAGTCGAGCGCAAACGGTATCTTCACCACGCCGTCGACCCAGATCGAACAATGGTCGCACCTGATGCTGAAGAAGTCCGGCGGCGTGGCCACCGACCTGGTATTCACCACCACGTCGTGGACCCTGTTCCTGGCCGATACCAACGTGCAGAAGTCCATCTTCTACCCGCGCGCTGGCGAGAGCAACAACATCAACATGGGTTCGCAGACCCAGCGTGGCGCCCAGTACAAGGGCAAGTGGGGCCAGTACGACCTGTGGGTCTATAACGACTGGTATGTCGACGACAACAACGTCGAGCAACCGATGCTGGCCGACGGCACCGTGCTGATGACCGGCGCTGACCTGATGGGCACGCGCGCATTCGGCCAGATCCTGGACCCGGCGTTCAACTACGCAGCACTGCCGTACGCGCCGAAAACCTGGCTGAACGAAGACCCGGCCCAGCGCTTCATCCTGATGCAGTCGTCGCCGATCGTGATCCCGTCGCGCGTGAACGCGAGCCTGGCCGCGACCGTCTGCTCGCCGGTGGTGAGCTGATCATGGCCGCCGTCAAAATGATGAAGGCCGTCGTGGCGCCGCGCCGCACGGTGATGGTCGATAACAAGTTCGCCGGCCCGGGCGCGGAAGTGTCGCTGCCGGCCGACGAGGTCGCCGAACTGCGCGCGAGCGGCTTCCTGGTCGATCCGGACGCGCCCGAGATCCCGGTGGTCACCGATGGCCCGGCGATCGGCAACAGCGACCCATCCGCGCCCACCATCACGGCGGGCTGACCGATGATCGACTGGGACAAGGTCGTCGTCGGCCCGGTGACAGGGGTATTCGGCGAAGCCGTCCGCTTCATGCCGGCCACTACGCGGCCGATTCCCATCACCGGCGTCTTCGACGAGGCATATGTCGAGGTCGACCCGACCGGCGGCATGGGCATGACGAGCGCGCGCCCGGTGCTGGGCGTGCAGCTGTCCCAGTTCCTGGCCCTGCCGCTGCAGGGCGATCGCCTGACCATCGTGCGCACCGGCGAGACGTTCATCGTCAACGAGGTGCGGTCCGATGGCCATGGCGCCGCAAAGCTGATGCTCAACTTGGATGCCTGATGGCTGACTTGAAAATCACGGCGCGCCGCCAGGTGCGCATGGCCGTCCTGGCCGCGCTACAGGGCGCCCGGCTGGGCTGCACGATCGATTCTCCTGGCAACTGGGTTACGCCGCCGGAGAAGCTGCCTGCGATCCAGTTGCGCGCGACGACCGATCACAAGACGGGCACCACGGCCGGCCAGGCCGAGTTCACAACCACCGTCGGCATCCAGCTGGAGGCCAAGGTGCAGGCCGGCACCGCCGAGGGTGCGCAGGATGCGCTTGAGGACCTGTCATACAGGGTCGAATGCGCTGTCCTGACCAACCGTGGGGTGCTCGGCATCATGCAGGGCATACCGCTGATCCAGACCGAGATCGAAGTCAGCGCGGAAGGCCGGCAGCATGTCGGCACCGTGACGATGAACTTCGCCTTCGAAGTGATGGAATTCTTCGACCCGCTCGAGCAGTCGCCAGTCCAGCCGATCGCCTTGCCGATCGCCGACGTGCGCGCCAGCGGATTCACCAGCGACGGCGTGGTCGGCATCGATATCCCGCTCCCGCAATAAGGAAAACAAGATGTTGTATGTGAAACCCGCACCGGGGCTCGTGATCCGCGACCCCGACATGCTCGACTTCCTGCCCGAGGCCGGCCGCGCCGTCCCCGAGACCGATTACTGGCACCGGCGCGTGCGCGACGGCGACGTCATTGAAGCGCAGCCGTGCGCCGAAACGCCGGCTGATGTCAGCGTCGAAGCGCCGGCCGATGCTATGGCCCCGCCCACCGAATCCACCGATCAGACCGGAGAATAAATGTCGACGATCCCGTTCAAACAAATCCCGGCCAACATCCGGGTACCGCTGTTTTACGCCGAGGTGGACAACAGCCAGGCCAACACCGCAACGCTGAACCAGCGCGCGCTGATCATTGGCCAGGCCACGGCCGCGGCGATCACCGCTGGCACCGTACCGAACGTCCCGGTCCTGTCCCAGGGCGTGGCTGACGCCGCCGCCGTCGGCGGCCCGGGTTCCATGCTGCACCTGATGACCCAGGCCTACCGTGCCAACGACACCTTCGGCGAGGTCTGGTACCTGCCGCTGGCCGACGCCGCCGGCGCGACCGCTGCCACCGGCTCTGTCGCAATCGGCGCGGCGCCGACGGCGAACGGCACCTACTACCTGTACATCGGTGGCGTGCGTATCGCACAGCCGGTGCTGGCCGGCCAAACCCCTGCCCAGATCGCGACCAACCTGGCCGCGACGATCAACGCGACCCCGAACCTGCCGGTGACGGCGGCAGCGTCGTCCAGCACGGTCACGCTCACCGCGATCAACAAAGGCCCGGGCGGCAACGATATTGACCTGCGCGCGAACTACCTGGGCACGCGCGGCGGCGAGGTACTGCCAGCCGGCCTGACCGCGACGATCACCGCGATGTCGAGCGGGGCGACCGCGCCTACGCTGACCACGGCGCTGTCGAACCTGGGCAGCATGCCGTTCGACTTCATCGCCTGCCCGTACACCGACACTGCCAGCTTGGACGCCCTCAAGGCGCTGCTGAACGACGTCAGCGGCCGCTGGGCGTGGAGCGTGCAGCTGTACGGCCACTTCTTCGCGGCCTACCGCGGCACCCTGGGCGCGCAGACCACGTTCGGCGTTACCCGCAACGACCAGCACGGCTCGATCATCGGCTTCAACGACTCGCCAACGCCGAACTGGGTCTGGGCGGCTGCGCTGGCCGGCGCAGCCGCGGTCAGCCTGCGCGCCGACCCGGCGATGCCGCTCCAGACCGTGGTGCTGCAGGGCGTGCTGGCGCCGCCGCTGCAGTCGCGCTTCCAGCTGACCGACCGGAACACCATGCTGTTCGACGGCATGAGTACCTTCATGGTCGGCGACGACGGCACGGTCTACATCGAGAACCTGATCACGACGTACCAGCAGAACGCGTTCGGCCAGCCGGACAACAGCTACCTGCAGATCGAGACCATGTTCACCCTGGCCTATGTGCTGCGCGCGCTGAAGACGGTCGTGACCAGCAAATACGCCCGGGTCAAGCTGGCCGCCAACGGCACGCGCTTCGCGCCTGGTTCGGGCGTGGTCACGCCGAACATCATCCGCGCGGACCTGATCGCACAGTACCGCCTGCTCGAGACGCAGGGCCTGGTGCAGAACGGCGAGGCATTCAAGGCGCAGCTGGTCGTGCAGCAGAATCCCACGAACCCAAACCGCGTCGACGTGCTGTACCCATCGACGCTGATCAACCAGCTGCGCGTGTTCGCGCTCCTGGCCCAGTTCCGCCTGCAGTAATCCGGCGCAACCACATCGAGGCCGCCTGCGGGCGGCTTCTTCATTTTAGGAGCCAAAATTGGCAGACAACACCAACCGCCTTGCCGGGGTCGCCTACCTGTCGGTCGACGGCCGGAACTACATGCTGGCCGGTGAGGGGATCACCTACAGCGTTACGCGCGTCAAGCGCGAGACTCTGTCCGGGGCCAGCGGCGTGCAGGGCTACAGCGAGATGCCGGTCCCCGGCTCGATCTCGGCCACCTTCCGTGACGCCGGCAACCTGAGCGTCGCCGCGTTCAACGCGATGACCAACGTCAGCGTCACCGTCGAGCTGGCCAACGGCAAAACCATCGTCGGCCGCAACATGTGGACGGTCGATTCCCAAGAAGTGAAATCCAGCGATGCGACCTTCGAAGTGAAATTCGAAGGCCCATCCGTCGAGGAGGCGTAAGCATGCAAGAAGAAAAAACCATCGTTCTGGTCAAGCCGGTCGAGTTCAACAATCAGACGGTCGCCGAGCTGAACCTGCGCGAACCGACCGCGGGCGAGCTGTCGAAGGCCACCCGCGCCGGCGGCGACAATAACGTCGACGTCGCGATCTCGCTGATCTCGCAGATCGCAGGCGCGCCGAAGAAGGTCGTCGAGCTGCTGGGCCAGCGCGACTTCCAGGCGTGCAACGATTTTTTGGGCAGCTTTACGGCAACTGGCCAGGAAACTGGCGAGACGTCGTCGCCGAGCTGACGCTGTACTTCCGGTGGGGGCCTCACGACGCGTGGGCGCTCCCGTGGAACGGCGACGGCGGGCTGAAGTGGTGGATCGACCAGGCAGAACGAATCAGGAAAGCGAGCGATGGCAAATAATTTGAAGATCGTGATCACGGCTGTCGACCGGGCAACCGCATCCGTCCGCCGGATCAACGCGTCGATCGCCAACATCACCCGGCCGGTCAGGGAAGTGCGGCAGTCAGCCGCGAACCTGGCGCGCGAGCTGGGCCTGGACAAGGTCAACAAATCGCTCGGGCGTGTCGTAGGATCGGCCAAGCGCGTGGCCGGCGCCGTCGGCCGCATCGCCGCGCCGCTGGCCGGCGTTATCGGCGTCGGCTCGATTGCCGGCGTCGCTGCCATGGCCACCGAATGGGGGCGGATGGGTATCGAGGTGGCGAACACCTCACGCAACTTGGGCGTCACCACGTCGCAGCTGCAGGGCCTGCGCGGTGCCGCGCAAATGGCCGGCATCGGGTCCGAATCCTTGGCCGGTGGCCTGCAGTCGCTGGGCGACACCATCAACGACGCACGCTGGGGGCGAAACCAAGGCGCGCTCGCGCTGATGTCGCGGCTGGGCATTCGCTTCCACCAGACGGCCGACGGTTCCGTCGATGTGGTGCGAAGCCTGAAGGACGTGTCGGCGGCGGTTGGCAACATCAAGAGCGTCGAGACCCAGCGCCTGGTCGCGCGCGAGTTCGGTGTCGAGGCGCTGCTGCCGCTGCTGCGCAAGGGCGGCAAGGCGATCGACGACTATCAAAAAAAGGCGGCCGCACTCGGCGCCGTGCAGTCACCGGCGGCGATCGCACAGGCAGAGGCCTTCGGCTTGCAGCTGAACTACCTGAACCTGGCCACGCAGGGCCTGCGCAATTCGATTGCCGAACGACTGACGCCGGTGCTGATGCCGCTGCTCGAGCAGCTGACGGCTTGGGTCTCGAAGAACCGCGAGCTGATCGCCGGCAAGGTGGCCAAGTTTGTCGAGGGCATCGCCAAATGGCTGCAGCGGATCGATTTCGACAAGGTGCTGGATGGCGTGACCAACTTGGTGAAGGCGATCGATACCATGGTCGACAGGATCGGCGGCTGGCAGAATGCTGCCGTTGCCTTCGGCGCCATCATGGCGCTCAATGTGCTGGCGCCAGTTGCAAGTCTCGCACTGAGCTTGACATCGCTGACGACGACCGTTATTCCGGCTGCAATACGCATGCTGGCTGCTCTCGGTGGCGCTGGCGCCGCAGCTGAGGGAGCCGCAGCTGCCGCCGGAACAGCCGGCATCGCGGCAGGAGGCGGTGCTGCGGCTGTGGGAGGCGCTGCAGCAGCAGGTGCTGGTGCCGTGGGTGCTGGCGCACTCGGGCGCGCTGCCCTTGCCGGGGCCACCCGGTTGGCGCTGCCGCTGGCTGCACTGTGGGGCCTGTACCAGATTGGTCGGACTGGTTTCGCGCTCAAGGATTTGTACGACATCAGCCACCGCGAACGCCTGCAGCTGACGCCTGGCGCACAGGCGCGCGTGGCTGGCGGCGCGCTGAAGGGGCTGCCGAGTCTTGGCGCAGCTCCGCTGGGCATCCGGAGCAACAACCCACTAAATATTCAGCGTAACGGCCAAGAGGCCGTGTACCCAACGATGGAGCTGGGCATCGCAAATGCCTATGACGACCTGTACGGCAAGATCGGCCGCGGCATCAACACCCCGGCCGCCATCGTAAATCGCTGGTCGCCACCGAACGCCCCAGGCAACAGCGCCGCCAAGAACGCGAACTACGTGAAGTCGATCGAAGACGTCATCGGCAGCGGGCCGATTGACCGGGACAACAGCGACACCATGGCGAAGCTCATTTCGACCATGGCGCGGTTCGAGAACGGCGCGGCCCAAGCCAACAATGCCGCGATCGAAGAGAAAACGATGCACGTCGTGCTTGAGCTGCGCGGCGCTCCGCCAGGCACAACTGCCACCGCGAAAACACAAACTGGCAACTCGACGCCGGTTCGCATCGCAATGGCCATGCCATCCGGAGGAATGCCTTGAGCAATAAACCAGTGAGATTCGCGTACCTGCGGGGCATCCCTTTCGTTGTACTTGAGGGCGATGGCCACTTCGGCCGGCGCAACGTCGTGCACGAGTATCCGTATCGCGATGACGTGTGGGTCGAGGATCTGGGCCGATCTGCTCGAAGATTTTCCGTGCGCGGCTACATTTTCGGGGATGACGTTGTCGACCAGCGCGCACGCCTGATTGAGGCTGCTGAGCAGGCCGGCGATGCAACGTTGGAGCACCCGACCTACGGAATCTTGCAGGGGTCGCTGCTGGGGCCGCTGTCGTTTCAGGAGCGTTGGGACCGGCAGCGAGTGTTCGACATCAGCTTTACGTTCATCCTGTCCGGCCTGCAGGAGTTTCCGACCAGTGATGCGTCGACCGGCGACGCGGTCTACTTGGTTGCCGATGTGGCCGACGCCGCTGCCGGCGCGAGCTTTTCGCAGCTGACGGCTGGCGCGCTGGCCCGAGGGGCGGCCGTGGTGGCGCAGGCCGTCGCCATGGCGTCGACGTGGTCACGCACGGCGCAGCGCCTGGCCAATGACGCAACCAACCTGACGAACCTGGTGAGCGAGCTGCCCGGCAGTTTCGGGCGCTTCACCGGCCAGTCAACGTCGCTGCCAGGGACGAGCTCTGGCGTACAGCCGGGCGCCACGGTACCCACCCTGATCGCTCAGGCCTCCGTGGCGCGCGGGACTGTGTCGCTGGCTGGCAGCGCCTTGGCCACTTCGGCGGCCGGGCTGAGCGCGGGATCAGCTGGTGGCTTCGCCGGCGCCGCCCAGGGCCAGGCCTCCGCCGTGCTGGCCACCGTAAGCAATCCAGCCGATGCGATCCGCCTGCTGCAAACCCTGGCCCAGCCGCTGACGCAAACAGCCGTGCCTGCGTCGCCGATCGGCGTATCGATCAAAGCGATCCAGGCCGCAACGGGCGATCTGTTCCGGCGCGCCGCTGTCGTGGCGCTCGCGCGCGCTGCAGCGCAGTACCAGCCGCACTCGGTCGACGACGCGACGGCTCTGCGCTCGACCGTGTGCAAGGCTCTCGACGCCGAGATCACGACCGCCGGCAACCAGTATGAGGACGCCGTCTACAACTCGTTGCGCGCAGTGCGCGCCGCAGTGTCATCGGACCTTACCGCACGTGGCGCTGGCCTGCCGTCGACAATCACGATTTCGACCAGGGCGCCCATGCCGGCCCTGGCCCTGGCGCAGCGCGTCTACCGCGACTCCAGCCGCGCCTACGCCATGGTCGCGCAGTCAGGCGCTGTTCACCCGGCTTTCATGCCGACCAGCTTCAAGGCGCTGACGTAGCCCTGCGGGCGATCAACTTTACGGATTTACATGCCTGATGACCTGATTCTTGAAGTCGGCGGCGTTGCGCTGTCCGGCTGGACCGGCGTGCGCGTCACGCGCGGGATCGAGCGAATGCCGTCGGACTTCTCGATCGAACTGACCGAGCTTTACCCCGACGATGTGGATAAGTTCACAGTTAAAACCGGCGACTTCTGCCTCGTCAAGCTGGGCACTGATCCAGTCGTCACCGGCTACATCGACCGCGTTGGCATGCTGCTCGATCGCGCGCAGCACTCGATCACGGTTTCCGGGCGCGGCAAATGCGCCGATCTGGTCGACTGCTCGGCAGAGTGGCCGGGAGGGCAGATCAGCAGCACGACGGCGTTCGATATCGCAACCAAACTCGCTACCCCGTACGGTACCGATGGGCAGAAAATCGTCGTCCTACAAGACGTCGAGGACGTTGTCCAGATCCCGGTCCAGAATCTGATACTGGGCGAAACACCGTTCCAGATTATCGAACGGGTATGCCGCTTTGCAGCTCTGCTCGCGTATGAAACGGCGGACGGGAATTTGCTCTTGACTCGCGCGGGTGATGGTGAAGCAGCGAGCGGCATGGTCGAAGGGCAGAACGTCCAGCGCGCCAGCATCGAGTACTCGCTCGACCAGCGATACTCGGAAATTTACGGCTACATCCAGTCTTTCGACACCTTCCTCGACGTAGGCGACGTGGGCAACCTCCAGGTGCCGGGCGTCGATGAGCGCGTGCCCCGGCACCGGCGCCTGGCGATCATCGCGGAACCCGGTGATAGCGCAGGCTGGCCAGTGCTCAAGAAGCGCGTGGAATGGGAAGTAGCGCGCCGCTACGGTCGTTCGCGCGCGCTGAACGTGACGATCGACAGCTGGCGAGACGCGGATGGCAAGCTATGGGAGCCCAACACGCTGGCGCCGATCAGCCTGCCGGGCTTGAAGCTGCCGGACGAAAAGTGGTTGATCACCGAGGTGACTTACAGCCGCAACCTGGGCGGCGGCACCACGGCGGACCTGGTGTTGATGCCGCCGGAAGCTTTCCTGCCGCAGCCAGTCGTGCTGCAACCGAGCCTGGCCGGCGTCGATCAGCAGGCAGCGAAATGATTGATTCCATCCAGCGCCTGTACCAGCGCGTGCTACACCTGGTCGCGCGCGGTCGCGTGACGACCGGCGACGACGCTGGCAACGTGCAGCTCCTGCAAGTGCAGCTCGGCAAGGACGAGGTGAAGGACAACATCCCGCGCCTGGGCGAGTTCGGCCTGGCCTCGATGCCGCCCGTCGGGTCCGACGCCGTCCTGGTGTTCATGGGCGGAGACCGCACCAGCGGCGCGATCATTGCCACGGGCCATCAGCAGTCCCGGCCGCGCGGGATGAAGGCCGGCGAAACCATGGTCTACAGCCAGGACGGCAAGTACGTTTACCTGACGGCCACTGGCGGCATCGTCGTCGAGGCAAAAGGGCAGGACGTGACCGTCAGCGATGCCGGCACAGTCACGATCAAGGCCGCGACCAAGATCCGCGCGGAAACCCCGCTTTTCGAATGTACCGGCGACATCATCGACAACGTCGGCTCGAACCAGAACACGATGGCGCAGATGCGCTCGATCTACAACCAGCATACGCACCCCGTGGCCCACGTTGCATCGGGCACGAGTACCGTTCAATCCGATCCGACGAAAGGAACTCAGTGAGCGACATTTCGATCGCCTGGTCGCCAGCGCTTAGCCGTGGCGATTGGGTGCTGAACCAAGCGTCGGTCACGCCGACACAGCTCGCGGTAGCGACGCCTCAACTTTTTGGCGTCGGCGATGGCGCTGCAGCACAGTTTCGCCTGGTTCCGGGCGCGAGCCAGGTTAGCAATCTGGTTGCGCAGATTTACCGCAGCGACTGGCAAGGCAACCAGCTGCTGTACCCGACGCCGAGAACGAATCGGTTTATCCAATCAGCGGCATTCGGCACCGGATGGGCGGCCGCTCGCGTCAGCAGCGTCACGCCTGCGCCGGCACCCGATGGCTCGAATAACGCCCAGACGATCACCACCGATGGGACCGGGAGCGGCACCTACTACTACCAGGCCATTTCGGCCGTTGCCGGCGTTCCATTCACCGTTCGAATTCGAGCATGCGCTGGCTCGACCAACAGCTTCGACATCCACAGCTTCACTCAGGTGGGCAATGCAACTTTTACGCTTTCCGGCCAGGGTAGCGTCAGTTCCGTGAACGGCATCTGCACGGGTGCGACGATCGTTCCTTTGTCATTGCCTGGGTGGTACGAGTGCACGGCGACGTTCCTGCCGACCGCAACGGGCTCCAATAACATGGCCCCCGTACGGATGGGGCAGGCGAACGTGTCCGCGACTTTCTTTGCGCCGCAATATGAGGACGCGGCTGTCGCCGGCAGTTACATCCCGACAGGTGCGTCTGCCGTGACAGTAACGGACTATACGCTTGCGGCGAATGCGGTCATCACCCTGGCCAGCGCGCCAGCAGCTGGCGCCCGACTAACCTGGACCGGCAGCTATACGCTCAATGTCTTCAATCAGGGCGGTGGTCTGGCGACTGGGAACGATCTGCCGAGCGCAGTCTTGCTCAGCCTATTTACCGATCGCGTTGCGGCGCCTGACGACGTCATCCCGGATGGCACCACTGACCCGCGCGGCTGGTGGGGTGACGATCCGGCATACCCAGTCGGGTCCCGCCTTTGGCTGCTCAGCCGCGCGAAGCAGACCGATGAAACGCTTGTGCGCGCGCAGGGCTACATCGCCGAAGCCCTGCAGTGGCTGATCGATGACGGCGTGGTCGCACGCTTCGGAATCACGGTCGAGTGGAGCGCGCGCAGCCAGCTCGGCGCACGCGTGGTCGCGTACGAAAGCAGCGGGGGCATTATCGCGCTCAATTCCTCATCGCTGTGGGCCGCGCTGGCGACGCCGGCGGCGCCCACGCCGCAAGGCCTGCACCTTACTTTCTTCGGATCCTGACATGCCTTTTGCACGCCCTACATTGTCCGACCTGCGCACGCAGGCGGCGCAGGACATCGCGTCCTCGCTGCCCGGATCGGACCCGCTGCTGCGCCATTCGCCGCTCAACATCATGGGCGCCGCCCAGGCCGGCTTGGCCAACCTGCACTACGGTTACCTCGACTGGATTGCCAAGCAGGCGGTCCCGTTCACCGCCACGGATGAATTCCTGGAAGGGTGGGCCGGCCTGATCGGCATCGTGCGCATCCCCGCGACGTCGGCCGTCGGCGCCGTCACCTTCAACGGCGCTGCCGGCGCAATCATCCCGGCCGGCGCCAAGCTGGTGCGCGGCGACGGCGCATCCTTCACTGTCCAGGCCGCGGCGGCGATCGGCGCCGGCGGCACAGCGGCAGTCAGCGCGACGGCGGATGCCGATTCGACTGGCCAGCTGGGCGCTTTCGGTAACACCGCCGTCGGCGCTGTGATGACGCTCGGCCAGTCCATCGCCGGTGTCCAGTCTAACGGCGCGGTATCGACGGCATTTGCCGGCGGCGCCGACCTTGAAACGAACAGCGCGTTGCGCACGCGCATGCTGTACGCCTACCAAAACCAGCCCCAGGGCGGCGCCCAATCAGATTACGTGCGCTGGGCGCTGCAGGTGCCGGGCGTGACGCGCGCCTGGTGCGCACCGAACGGGTACGGCGCCGGCACCGTGGTGGTCTACACGATGTTCGACGTCACGCGCGCGGCGCAGAATGGATTCCCGCAGGGCTTCAACGGCACGGCCACCGCCGAGACCCGTGCAGCCGCGCATGCGACCGGCGACCAGCTGCTGGTAGCGAATGCCCTGCTGCCGCTGCAGCCGGTGACCGCGCTGATTTACGCCGTGGCGCCGCTTGCGAATCCGGTCGCCTTCACGCTCAAGGGCATCCCTGTCGCCGCGCGCGCCGCCGTGCAAGCCGCGATTGCAGGCGTATTCATGACCGATGGTGTTCCGGGCGGGTCGATTCCGCTGGCGCACGCATGGTCGGCGATCGCCGCGGTTTCGGGCGTCAACGACTTCGTCATCGTGTCGCCGAACGCCGACATCGCCAACGGCGCCGGCCAGCTCCCGACCGTCGGCACTATTACCTGGACCTGACCATGGCCGCACCGCTTTATTCAGCCGCCGACTACCAGGCGGCGCTGCAGGCGCTGCTGCCGCGCGGGCGCGCCTGGCCTCGTGAATCGGACGCTGTGCAAACGAAGCTGGCCCTGGGCCTGGCGCAAAGCTATGCACGCTCGAACGGCCGCGCCAACGACCTGGTGGTCGATGCGTTTCCGGCCACGACATTCCAGCTGTTGCCGGAGTGGGAGGCGACGCTCGGGCTTCCGGATCCATGCGCCGGGCCATCGCCGACGATCCAAGGCCGGCGCGGGCAGGTGGTGGCGCGTTTCACCGGCGTCGGCGGGCAGACGCCAGCCTACATGATCGCGTTCGCCAAGAACTTGGGCTACACGATCACCATCAAGCAGTACATGCCGGCGCGCGTCGGCCAATCGCGCGTCGGGCAACCGCTGTGCGGCCCGGCCTGGGCGCATGCTTGGAGCGTCAGCTCGGCCCTGAACACCGTCGTGCGCTCGCGCGTCGGCACTGCGGCCGCCGGCGAGCCGCTGGCCAGCTGGGGCAATGCCGTCCTTGAGTGTGAGCTGCGCGCGATCGCGCCGGCGCACACCGTTTTGTTCTTCACCTACTCGTAGAGGATCACCCATGTTTCGAATCGACGATCCGTCAGCTGCCTCCCAAATGCCAACGCCGGAGGCGGCGGGTACGCCGGGCTTCTGGACCGAAGGAAATCCGACCACCGGTGTGCCCGCCACGCTCGAGCGCGCGTCCTGGTTCAACTCGATCCAGGAAGAGCTCATGAGCATCCTGACGGCTGGAGGAGTTACTCCGTCGAAGACCACCTACAACCAAGTCCTGACGGCGCTGCAGGCACTGTACGGCCCGGGAAGGGCGGGGCACGTATTCACTGGCAATGACTGGGTGCCCTTGCCTGGGGGGCTCATTCTTCAGTGGGGGACGGGCTCGGCGAGCTCGACGTCGTCCGGAAACCTGATCACGTTTCCGGTTACGTTTCCGACGGCATGCCTCCAGGCTGTCGCCACTGACTCAGGCAATCAGGACTACGCGTATGGCTGCGGCAACCTGTCGAAGACAGGGTTTTCTCTCACGGGTGGTAGCACGGGCGGGTCGAGCTATTCGACCGGCGTCGCCCGATACTTCGCAATCGGTTTTTAAGGACAGCCATGACCATTCGATATTCCCCGAGCACGAAAGGCTTTTATTCCAACAACATCGACTATGGCGAAGGGCTGCCGGCAGATGTGATTGAAATAGGCGATGACCAGCACGCAGCTCTTCTTGCAGCGCAGGCAGCGGGTCACGTCATCATGCCAAGCACCGAAGGCGCCCCAGTCGCGATCGATCCACGTTCCCTGTGGACGCTGGACGAGATCAAGGCGGTGAAGCTCGCAGAATTGTCAGCAGCATTCTCGGACCGCATGAGCGTCGTGAAGGCCGGCTATCCCCTGGATGAAATCCAGAGCTGGTTCGACCAGAAGTCGGAAGCCGTCGCATACACCGCCGACAAGACCGCTTGGACGCCGCTGCTGTCCGCGATGGCCGCCGCGCGCGGCATCGCCGTCGCCGACCTCGCGAGTCGCGTCATCGCCAATTCTGTGAACTACTCGGCGGCGGCCGGCGCCCTGATCGGTAAGCGCCAGAAATACGAAGACGCGGTGAATGCCGCAGCCGACGCGGCGGCGGTGTCCGCGATCGTTTGGACTGATTGATCCGTCCACCACGCAGCAGCAGGCCGCCTCCGGGCGGCTTTTTCTTTTCCTGAAAGGGCAGCAATGCTCCATAACACTGACACGGCGGCCGGAGTGGCCGCCACGTCCATGCCAGGCCTCGTGTATTCGGCCTGGGTCTATCTGATCGGATTGCCGGTCGAGAAGTGGGTTTCTGGTTTGACTGGCATCTTTATCGTCATGCAGATGATCTTCCTGCTGGTCGACCGGATGAAGAAGCGCCGGGGAAAGCGGGGTCAACATGCCTCCTAGCGCCTTCCTCCGCATGCTGGGCGGCGCTGCTCAAGACTGCCAGCGCAAGACCGGCATCCCGGCATCCATCATCCTGGCCCAGGCCGCGCTCGAGTCGGGGTGGGGAGAACGTACACCCGGCTGCAACCTGTTCGGCATCAAAGCGGACCCGAGCTGGAAGGGTACCTCGGTGGCCGTTGTGACGCACGAACATCTGAGCGGGCAGAACGTGCAGCTGTCGGATCGCTTTCGCGCCTACTCGAGCTGGCTCGACAGCATGCTCGACCACGCCAAATTCCTGCAGGCGAACCCGCGCTACCGGCCGTGCTTCAAGGAGCGCGACGGCGCTGGCTGGGCGCGCGCGCTGCAGGCCGCTGGCTACGCCACGGATCCGGACTATGCCAAAAAGCTGATCAAGATCATCGGCGACCGGAGCCTCGCGCTCTACGACCAGGTTCAGCCATGAGCATCGTCAAGCACATCGTCGGCGCCCTGCAGGGAAAGCATCCGCTCCTGGCGCGTCGGTCCGGCAGCTGGCCGCGCGTGCGCGCCGCGCACCTCGCCGCGCATCCTGCTTGCGAAGTCTGCGGAGGCGTCGAGAAGCTCGAGGTACACCACCGCAAGCCGTTCCACCTCGACCCGGCGCTCGAGCTCGACCCCGCCAACCTGATCACGCTGTGCGAAGCGAACCGCGGTGGCGTGAACTGCCACCTGTTCGTCGGCCACCTCGGCAATTTCAAGGCGTTTAACCCGACGGTCGTCGACGACGCCGCGACCTGGCAGCGCAAGCTGAAAACCCGTCCCCTCGCTCTACCAACCCCTGAAGGAACCACGCAGTGAAAAATACGTACATCAAGCTTTTCATCGGCATCCTGCTGTTTTTCACCTGGATCACGCTGGTTGTGTGCAAGGTGCCCGATACCGGCGACATCATCAGCTGCATCAAGCTGGCGCTGGCCGGCTTGGGCGTCTACCACCTGGCGGATGGTCGGAGCAGCGCGCCGGCGCCGCTGGACCGCCAGGGAGGGCACGCCCGCCCGGGTTTGCTGGCGATTGTGGCGCTGGGCGTCATCCTCTTCCTGGCCGGCTGCGCTGTTCCTGGCCAGGTCCAGACGCCCACCCAGACGACCCAGGTCAACTACACCGAGGCCTGCGCCGCGTATGGCGTGGCGTTCGCCGGTGCCCTCGAGCTGCGCCGTGCCGGCCAGCTGAGCAAACCGCAGATCGACCAGGTAACGCTGCTCGACAGCCAGGTCACGCCGATCTGCACCGGCCCCCTGCCGACCGATGCGACGGCGGCAACCCAGCAGGTAACGGCCGCCGTCACGACTTTGACCATCCTCGAACTCGCACACCAGGAGAAGTGATCATGACTACCCAAACCCAAACCGTTGTCGGCACCGCCATCCAGACCGCGGCCGCGCTCGCGCCAGCGCTGGTCGCCACCGATCCGAAAGTCGCTGCCGTCGTCGCGCTGGCGCCGGTCGCGCTGCAGCTGCTCCAGTCCGCCACCCAGCTGCAGCAGGCCGGCATCCTGCCGGCAGACCAGTTGGCCAGCCTGTTCGCCAGCATCGGACGCGGCATCCAGTCAACCCACGACCAGTGGGCGGCCATGAACGCGGCGGACGCCGCTGCTGCGAAATGAGCGCATTCCTCGATCCGCTCCAGCTGGAGCTGATGCGCGACCTGCAGGGCCAGCCGCTGCTGACGCGCGCCGGCCGCCAGCTCTGGCGCGTACTGGCGCGCTTCCGCTACCAGTCCGACGTCGCTGGTCTGGTCGACGTGCCGGCCGGCTTCGTGACCGACCTGGCCAGCTTCCCGCGACTGGCGCTCGCGCTGCTCGGCGATTGCGCGCAGCAGCCGGCAGTACCGCACGACTTCATCTACAACATGCACACGGTGCCGCGCGCGGTCGCTGACGACATGCTGTACGAAGCGTGCCTGCGCACTGGCGTGCCGAAGTGGAAAGCCTGGGCGATCTACGCGGGGGTGCGACTCGGCGGTGGCTCGCATTGGGAGCCGGACCCCGTGCCGGTGGCGTGATGGAGCTGCACGTCATCATCCCCGGCCGTGAGCCCGACCTGGTGTTGCGCGTGGTCGACGGCCGGCCAGTCATCGTGCCGCCAGCATCGGCGCCCACCCCCGCTTTGGCGGCTCAGCCAGCACCCGGTAAGTAAGTGCGAACGGCGCGCCGCGCGCCCGGCAGCGCCAGCACGCGCGACGCTACCTCGAGCGGCACGTCGTTTTCGGCCAAGGACCAGGCCGCATCCCACCAGGTGATGATCGGCAGCAGGATCAGCACCAGGTCTACGCGGCTGGCGGTGATCAGGTCGACGCGCTGATTCACTTGCACGTCATCCCGGCTGCCACGCGTCGCCTGGACTCGACCACCTTCAGCCTGCACTCGGTCGACCGCTCGCTCAAGCGCTGGAACTTTTCGACGGTTCCGTCCTTACCGTAAAAGCACGCCAGCCACTTGATCTCATGGCCCGGGAATCGGTAGGCGATTTCGTAACCGCCTGCAGTGTCGCGCGCATCGCCGCCGGCCAGCTCGACGCGGTCGCTTGCTGGCCCGACACGGATTGCGGCGGCCATGAGCGGCGCGCCGCCAGCAGCCTGTGGGCAACTTGCTTCTTCGGCGGTCGCTGATCCGCAGGCCATGATCAGGGCAAACGCCAGCCTCATAGCCGCACTACAACATAGAATTGGTCGGCGTTGTCGCACTCGCTGATCGCGTTTCCCTGAGCATGCGTTCTTTCACCGTACGAGTCGATTGGCCGGCTGGCGACTCTGTTCTTGGGCTTGCGGCCTTTGAACTGGTCGATGACATGGATGCGCACGGCTCGTCCGTCGGCATTACGAGCACCGAACCGCTGGAATAGCGCGGCATGGAAACCGTGCCTGTTGGGGAATCTACCCACGCCGTGCTCGTCGAAGACAAAATTGGCGATCACCGTTCCCTGAGGCAGGTAGAGAAGGTCGACTACGCGTGGCCCGGGGCGCCATCCGCCGGTCTGGCCGACGTTTGTCACGGCCTGCACGAGCGCTACGCATTCGCCATCTCGATAGGGCGGCTTGCCTTCCAGCGTACTGATGTCGCCCTGATAAATGCTTGCACCCATGATACCTCCGTTGTAGTGATGAGGCATGGTCGCAGACTTAACTCTACGGCAACTTGGTTGCAGTCAACGACGAGCACGCGCTATGTCAAGCGTCAGCGCCGCCATTGTTTAAACGACACCCCAAGCTCGTGCGGACTTGATATACTGTACATTCATACAGTATTTCGGGAAGTCAACATGAACCCAGCAATTGCGGCGCCCGCTCTCAATGCGATTCACCCAGCGCTCTGGCGCGCATCCCAGCTCGCGCGCGGGCACACGCGCTGCATCGACACAGGTCACATGGTTCTGTCGAATCAGCTTCCTGGTGGGGGCTGGCCAGTCGGGACTATGGTCGACCTGCTGGTGCAGCAGCCCGGGATCGGCGAGATGCGCTTGCTGACGCCGGCGCTGGCGAAGGTGGCAGGGCGCCGCGTGGTGCTCCTGCAGCCCCCACACGCGCCGCAAACGATCGCGCTGGCCGGGCTGGGCCTGCCTCCGTCCTCGATTTTGTGGCTGCGCGCCGAGCGTACCGCGGACTCGCTGTGGGCGGCCGAGCAGGTCCTGCGCAGCGGCAGCTGCGGCGCGCTGCTGTTCTGGCCGGACAATCGGGCGTCCAGCGCACGCCAGGCGCATGTGCGCGCCGAAAACCTGCGCCGCCTGCACTTGGCCGCCCAGCATGGGGAGACGCTGTTCTTCCTGATGAGGCCGCTGGCGGCCGCGGAGGATCCGTCGCCGGCGCCGCTCCGGCTGAGCATCCGGCCGGCGCCAGGTGGCGTCAACATCGGGTTCGTGAAGCGTCAGGGGCCGGCGCGAGACGACGCGCTATTCCTACCGCTGCAGGCTGCACCGAACGTCCGTCTCCTGCCGCAGCGTCATCTTTCGCCAGCCGAGCAGGGTACTATTCCAACTCGCGTGCCGGTTGGGATGGGACGCCAAACAGCCATGCTCGACGCCACGTAGGAATAAAAAAGCCACCGCAAGGGTGGCTTCGCTTCTCATTTACGCTTTGGTGTAACTTTATTATGCTCAGTTACCGTAGTTTTTGGATGTTTATCCACATAACGTTGAGTAACGAACTTGCCAGTGCCAGCGTCACGGTGGTTGACAACTATTTTCGGTGCAGAAGACTTTTTCATAATTCAAGACCTTAGGATGTGAAGTTAGAAGCGGCTTGCGCCGCTTCAGTACGTACTACTGTTTAGTTGCGTGGTGAGCGGCAGTGCTCGCAGACCAGTTCAAGCTTCCCCTTGCGGAGGCGCGTGTACTGGCGTACGTGCACTGACTTCGGATATGCGCATGCTTTCATGAGCGTATCTCCCTTCAGTTACAGGGAACTTGATACCGAACTCGCGCTTGCCAAACAGCAGATTCACATCTAAACTTCTGCTTCTCGTTGTATAGCAATGCTTGAGAGACACACCGGGTTCCCCCGCTCGGATGTCTTTTACCAAGAGCGCCTTCGGACCCCCGTCCTTAGGCGTTTTTTATTTCTCGTCTGCCACGCAGCTTCGCGAGACGGATAGATGCTGCTGTGTACGACACACCAAACTCTTTCTGTAGCTCCCCAGCCACAGTCAAGTTCTTTGCCAGGATCTGATCGAGCGGCATCAGAATTTCTGCTGCAAACTGGTCAGCTTGCCATTCCGAATTTTCATAGACAGGAAAGCTTACTGTCGTGTCTCGGTGAAAATTACGGCTGTGCGCAAGGAGCAAGTGCCCCAGCTCGTGGAAGATCGTAAAGCGCGCACGATCTCCGTTTCGGATGACATCATCATACGTTGAAGCCGTTATATAAATAACACGTTTATCCGGGATGCAGGATGCCTCCACAAGAGCTGGCAGGTATCCCTCTTCAACTACTACGTACGTGATACCGAAATTCTCCAAACTCTCAACAAAGAGTTCCAGGTCGGGAATCCCGTTCGGTATCAATATGTCTCTTACGCTCATCGCACGAGCTCGAATTTCGAGCACCGAGGATTTTGCAACACGAAATCCTGATCTGTAACTGTCGCTGGTCACTATTCACCTCGGCCTGCTGCTTCGAGTAATTCACGGAACTTCATTTCGGTTTCCTCATCAAGTTTTCTTACCCGCGCAAATCCTGCTACCAACATTTGATGCTGTGGAGACAGTCCTTCTAGGTTCACCGAGCCGTTCGATACGTCGGCTTTGGCTTCCAGGTCAGGCACTGCTAATCCGAGATCATTACGAAGGTAGGAGCCGATCTTTTCTACCCACTCACTCGACACTCGTTTGCGGCCTGTCTCAAGGCTGCTGAGGAAGGCCGGCGATACATCTAGTGCTACTGCCATCTCACTCAATTTCACGCTGGCTTGAATGCGGGCCATCCTGACAACCTTTCCGAAGTCAGTAGTCGTAGTCATCTTCTTTCCTTTTTTTGGTGCAACTTGGTCGGGGCTACAGCAGATCAGTATGTTTCTTATTCTTTTTAGTTTTGTTCTTAACTACTCATGAGCGTACTTTAACCGATTCGGTAAAGATTTACAACAAGAAATTTTGGTCTGATGTAACTTTTTTTGATGTCGAAACGGTCATCAGCCTGTCGGTGGCGAAATGCATGCGACTATTCAGCAATCTTGTGCTGTACCTGCCGACACTGCCTGCACTGGACATGCGGTTGCTGCCTCAGCCCATGCTGACACCGCTTCCCACCGACACCGCCTCCTGTCGATCGGAGACGCCCGGTTGGGTAGCTGATCTGCACTTGTCATCGCGACCTGCGCACGTGCGCATGTGCTCTACGGCGTGTCTAATTCAACTCTGGAAAACCGGAAAGTTAGGGGCTAAAAAGCCGCCATTACGAACACTGTATATTTGACGTAAAATTCTAAGAGCTAGAGTCCATGCGGCCTGTAGGAGTTCAGCGCCGTGCATGGGGTGCACGGGGTCGGAGGTTCGAATCCTCTCGCCCCGACCAATAGAATCAA